GGGTGCATTGAACCTCAGTGGACGGCGCAGGCACTTTGGGTTTTTCATGGAGATGGGCACAGGCAAATCAAAAGTCTTGATCGACAATCTTGGAATGCTCTGCCTGCAAAACGAAGTAACGTTTGCCCTGATTGTCGCACCCAAAGGGGTGTACCGTAACTGGGTATCAAAAGAAATACCGGAGCACATGTCAGATGATGTTCCGTATCGTGTAATCCGTTGGGTTGCTAATGCAAACAAAACACAAACCAAAGAAATGCGTTCTGTTAAAGACCCGTTCAAAGGTCTGACTATCTTTGTCATGAATGTCGAAGCCTTCTCAACTGTCAAAGGTAAAAAAGCTGGCGAGTGGCTCGGTCGTGTGTTTGGGTCCAAAGGACTAATCGCAATAGATGAATCCACCACGATCAAAAACCACCAGGCAAAACGCACGAAGGCTTTGACAAAAATTGCAGCCAGCTTCAAATACAAAAGGCTGCTGACCGGATCACCTATTACAAAAAGCCCCATGGATATATTCGCACAGTCAGAGTTCCTAGACCAAGGGTTGCTCGGCTTCGATAGCTACTACGCATTCCAAGGACGATACGCAGTAACTCAAAGAAAACAAATGGGAGCACAATCGTTTAATCAAATCGTCGGGTTCAAAAACCTCGATCAGCTTACCGAAAAACTAAACAAGTTTTCATACCGCGTGTTGAAGAAAGACTGCCTCGATCTACCTGACAAAACATATTCTGTTAGGTATGTTCCAACAACATTAGAACAAAAAGAAATGTACGAAAGTATTCGTAGCTTTGCTTTGGTCATGTTTGAAAGCGGTGAAATGACGTCGGCCCCCGCCGTAATTACGCAACTGCTTCGCTTGCAGCAAATTTTATCCGGGCATCTGAAAACAGACGAAGGAGAAATGCTGGTTTTCCCATCAAAACGCATGGATGCCTTGTGTGAAATACTGGAAGAGCATGACGGAAAAGCAATCATATGGTCCCGGTTTCGACACGATATCAAAGAAATTACAAAAACCCTTGGTAAAAAGTTTGGTGAAGGATGCGCAGCGTCTTACTTTGGAGACACTCCAGATAACGTCCGTCAATCGATCGTGCAAACTTTCCAAAACCCAAACTCAAATCTGAAATACTTTGTTGGTAATCCAGCAACGGCTGGATACGGCTTAACATTGACGGAAGCAAACCTGGTGGTGTATTACGCAAATGACTTTAACCTCGAAACCCGCATTCAATCAGAAGACAGAGCACACCGCATAGGACAAAAGAACAACGTAACATACATTGATCTGATCACAGAAGGATCAATAGATGAAAAGATCGTAAACAGTTTGCGGTCAAAACTAGAAATAGGTGCACAAGTTCTAGGAGAAGAGACAAAGAAATGGCTAACTTTGACCCCCAAATAACAAAACTACTTGAAGAAAGATCAACAGGATACGCCTCAGAAAAAACAGCAGCAAAAGAATTAGTTGCTCTAACGGGCCTAGATTTTAACGTGGCAAGAGCCTTTTGCAGAGGGTGGTCCACCACAACAGCCCCAGAAATTAGAGGATATAGAAAAGAATTTGTTTACAAAGGTAAAAAAAAGTGACACAGTAATCTCATCAAGTTCATTACTGCTCATACTTACCTTGATGCCTCAATACGAGTACCTCCTTTACAACGGGCGTTCCACGCCCGTCTTTTTTTGTGAAGGTGATGTTGTTCTTCGCAGCAACACTGTGAACAGCCTGCCTTGATACACCCATCCTCTTAGCCGTCTCAGAAAGCGTCAAACCTTCGTCAGCACACGCCTTATAATCATCCGCAGAATACTTCCACTTTCGCATCTTATACTCTTTTATGCCACCGAGAAACTCGACCATCCTCTTTTCTTGTGCTTTTTAAATTTACTCTAGGATCGATCTCCGCATCCCTCTTACACTGCGCCTCCCATGCCTCTCGATACAAATCCTCGTACCGAGTGCGATCCTCCTCGCTACTAACAGCGCCTTTTGCGTATCTCATATTTTGGCTCCCTCCTTTCGTAAAAAACTCAACCATTTGGATCCTCAAAACATTCGTCAAACACAGATAGGTTAGAGCCGCCACACGCAATGCAGCGGCTCCTTTGTATCGCTTCCAATGTACTCACAGACACAGGAAACTTCGCAGCGATCCATGCCTCATGACAATCTTCGCAAAACAATTCTATATATCGTGCCCGACCCTGCGGCCCCACGCTCAAAAGTTTAGCCATCCCACCTCTCAAAATACTTGGTCCCCGCATCCGTTATCTTCCAAACAAAACATGGATTGCTAACCTCGTAAATGTGAGAAACATCCGCCAAACCTTGCGCCTTCATCGTAGATAAATATTGCGAAACCGTGCTGAGTTTGAACCCCGTCCGATCCGCAATCTGACGGCTCGTGCCAATGTCCCTGACTAACTCCGCAAAAATCTTGTAACGCTTCGTGCTCTTGCTTCTTGGCATACTACTCTCCTACCGCCGCATCTTTAACTTCACGTAACGCCTCAACTATATGCTCCAATGGTTGCATGTCTAAACCAAACTTCTCCGCACAACCCCTGTATCGAGACAACCAAGCCGCCATCGCCGTCGCCGCCTGCCGACGCAACTCACGCTGAGATTCCTCACTGTGCGGATCAAACCGCTCATAACCACCACCCTTCTTGCGTAAACCCATCGGACTTACAAACGCAGGATACTCCCTGACGTTTATACTAACCACCTGATCTTGAGGAGCAGAATCTTGAACCACGATCCTTAACCCACTCGCCATCTGTCGAGCCATTTGAATACGGTGCTGCCGCGCAGCCTCCGCATCATCAATCCCATAAAACCAGTCGTATGCTTCATGTTCAGGCTGACCACCCAACCAATCCACAAACTCATATGGAATAAACATATTGCGACCTGACGCCGCTAAGTATTCGTCAATTATCCGTTGACGCTCCTTCTTTGGAAAACCAGACATATTTTTTTTCCTTTCATTAGATGTTAATTGACCGCCAAAACATACCGCAATGCAACGCACCATAACCTGCCGGAACGTACCACGACCGCCTTGCCGTGCCGTGCTCTAACGGACCTGACCTTGCCCGACCCCGCCGTGACCGCCTTACCCAACCAGGCCGTGCCCTAACAGAACAGCCTCGCCAAAACTTGACCGCCTTACCTGACCAGAACTTACCCAACCAGAACGCACCCAACCAGAACGCACCTGGCCCCGACTTGACCGCCATGCCGTGCCGAAACTTACCCCGACTTAACCGCCTTGACCAAATGAAAGGGGGCACTCAACCCCCTTCCCTCGCTTACTGCGCCGCAATCAAATCTATATCACGCCGCGACCGCTCCTCCACCAAAAACGCCATCAACTCCGCCGTCTGATCATCAGCATACTCAGGATCGTCCAACGCCGCCTGCTGTACATCACGAGCCTCCTTCATCAACTCATTCCAATCCTCCTGAAATGAACCCATGCTTTGCTCCGTATGCACAGAAAACGTGCCAAACGAACCACGACCCTTCTCCTGTCGAAAGTCCCCAATGCCCACAATCGATCCCGCATTCGTCAACAACGAAACAATCGAATGTGCATCCAACGTCGGCTGAACATACGCAATGTCAACCTCCGCACACCAACGCGGCAAATATGCCCGCGTCCGCATGTCAGGCGTCTTGTTCATGTCAGCAGATCGAACCATATCAATCTTCAATTGAGGCGTGCCCCAAATCTGAACGTGCGTCTGCGGCAGAAAAATCAAACGCTGAACACTCGTCTTCGTAATCCCAGCCGTCTCCAAGGCAGCAGTCGCCATCGCACCCTTGATACCAGGTGCAGGAAAACACAACAACGTCTCCCCAAAAGACTTCTTATACACCGTGTCACGATACTCCTGCTCCGGATTGTGCTTGATCTCCTTGCGCTGCGCAGCAGTCTTCTTACCTCCGCCGATCAATAAATCACGCATAGACTTGCTGCTCATACTGTTAAAATATAACGGGGTTTGACCCATCATCCTTAACCTTAAACGCCCCTGCTTCAATGGCTGAATGTCCAGTGACGCCTCCTGTGGTTGTACCTTTTTCATTCGAACTTCTCCTTTCTCCTGTTTAATTAAATTCTATCTTTTTCATGGCGTTTCCTCCGCTTCAACCTCACCCTCGCCATGACACTCCAAACACTCATCCCAAACAGTGTCTATGTAACCTACATCACGAGTAAAACTTTGCGGCCTGGTGATCTCATACTCCAACTGACCATCACCACAACAAACCGGGCACGTAATCCGCTCCATCATAACCGATCCCAACTGTCCCAATTGAAATCGCTATCTTGATCTTTCCAATCAAAGTAATCCATGTTTTCATCGATCCATGCAGCAACGTCATTGTCCTTCACAATCTCATCAGGCACCTCAACATCTACAAAAGTAAATAGCTTCTGTGTCGCCTCTACTCGTATCTTCATACCTCTCCCCCCGGTGTATCCAGTGCAAAAATCCCTCCGTAATCATAATTGCCGTTAGCCGTATAAACATCATACGTGGAACCCTCTTTGAAGTGCTTGGCATGTAACTCCATGGTGCGACCCAACTTGTCCAACGCTAAACGCTTGGTCCTGTGCCGAGTTGATATCGCCAAGCTTTCACCAAACGCATTCAAACCCCCCATACCCTGCTGAATGCGCCACGTACCACTCTTCCTAAACACCGTAAAATGTGCCATCACGCAACCTCCCGACGATACATGTTCAAACAATCCGTAGTGAAAACCTCATCATCACCAATTTCAACGTCATCCATACCAACACGGCAAAGCCACTGGCGACCCTTGCGCTGGTAAACACCAAACTCAGCCCCATAACCAAGAATAATCAATAAACCATTCAAACGCTCACGAGTCGTAACCGTAGGCCAACCAGCCAAAGTAAAACAAATAGTCCCACCAGGCTTGCGCCACGCAATCAAATTACCATGCAACCAAACATGCGTCC